GTCTGAACGTTTTACGATTATGCTCCGGGAGTACCCATCACACAACGCCAGTCAGAAACACCAAAACTATAACGCTCACGCGCTTTGAAACGCATGTTTCCGGTGTCAAAGTCCCCTTCCATTGCCGTTTTAATAGGCGAACGGTTGAAGAATTTAAAGCCGTTTGGTGCGTCAGTCTTGATGAAGTATGCGTCTGAGTCAGTCAGGAAGTGGTTAACCACAGCCCCTTCTGGAATCATACCCATGTTCTTCATTGCATTGTTATCGTTGTCAGCAGTGCCCGAACGCAAGTTAGAGTTCAAAACTCTTTCTGCGATGAACTGAAGCTCTTTAGGAATAATGAGCTTCATGCCGCGTACAGCAATCTTTAGACCACGTTCATCGGTCATACCAGCAATCTCGATCAGCATCTGCTCAAGCGAAGTTTCGTTGAGGTCAGCCGCTGTGGCGAGAAGGTTAGTCTGGTTACCCGATAGACTTGGATGAGCCGCAGAACATAGTGCTGCACCATCACCACCCGCAGAAGCACCCGCCGTGAACGCATTGTTCAGGATAGCGGCAGCTTTAATCTGCTTGGTTTGAGCCATTGAACGAGCCAATGCCTTGGTGTAACGCGACGCTAGTCGGTCATACAAATTATCTTCAATAGCTTCCTCAGTAATTGAGAATGCTAAAGCGATAGTTTCGTGGGTGTAACGAGGGTGTACGTCTCTTGAGCATCGTCAAAAGTGATGGCAGTGCCTTCACCTTTTACGGGTGCTGTTGAGAAACCACCAAGCATAACTTCTTCTTCAAACGCTCTGTCCGAAGACTCTTCGTCGAAGATTTCGCCGTGCTCATTCTCGTAACGGTTGTATTCCAATCCAAATAGTGCATTTAGACCGGGTTCTAGCTCTTTCGCTAATTGTGCGCGAGAAATAGCCATTGTTTAGCCCTCCTTAAATGCCCGTTGTCGTCGCAGTAGTCTGCGAATCAAAACGGCTACTCGGTGAATTGAAATGAGCGTTAATTCGCACAATCAACGGAATACCAGCAGCAGTGTAATCACTGTTTGCTACGTCATCCGAAATACCTACGATTCGAAGCGGAAGCGTCGCCGTAGTATTGATTGTTGAAACGCCCAAGGCGGAATTGGAACTACCATTTTCGGTAGAACCTGTGCGAGCAGAAGTACCCAAGGAAGCGTTCGCGAAAACGGCTGCTTGTGCTGTTGCTCTGTCTGTCAAAGAAGCGTCAGACGCGACCTTGAATAGCTGGTTTGGATTGTCAGCAACAAACGCCTTTACAGGGTGGTTTGTGTCAGCACTGACGGACCCAGAACCGGGCCAGTAGTTGATAAAGATTGGCTTCTTAGAAACCGAATCCACATACTCCACACCCATCAGGACACCTAACGCCTGCGTAGTACCACCATTGGTAGCACCAGCTTGATCAATAACACCTGCGGCCAAAGGGACGCAAAGGCTATATTGAAAAATAGCGTTGGTATTGTTAGATGCGATCTCATACTGGGTGACACCAGTTGAATTTGTCGCAGAGCCAACAAGCCCGATAGGACGAAGACCATAGGCAGTATTTTGATTTGCCATTAGTTGTTTCTCCTATTTAGGGCAGTCCTCATTTTTTAGGACCGCCGAAGGTTACACGAGATTGACGATCAGCATTGCTAATCCTCATCGTTGAGTGAGCATTCTCACGCATCATATCGTGGTCAACTGCTTCCATTTGGTCTCGACTACGTTGTTTAAAGTAATCAGTCCTCTCGGCTACAGTCTCTTCCGGTATTCTGGCAAGAAGCAGTCCGCCTACTCCGAACACACCTTGATATTTACCTGATTCGACAACTGGCGATTCAAAGTCAGGGTATTCATCCTTACGGACCAATTCCCAACCTTCACGCATTTTGGCACTGATATTCTTTGTATCATCAAATCCACGCGTTTCCGCTCGAATCCAACGATGTCTAAAGCCATCAGGGGCAGGTGGTGCTTCTAGCATTGACGGGGGAGCCCATGGCTTACGAACAGCCTGTTTTTCCCTAGTTTCGTTTGCGCGAGAAGTTCTCTTGATGGAAGAACCCATTTCGTTTGTTTGGTCTGTCATCTTCATTACTCCTTCACGTATTTCGCATATTCTTCAAGCGGCACACCCAATTTTTTCGCAATTGCGACTTGGCTAGGGGTGAGTCTAACCTTTCTCCCACTGCGCCCAGATGTATTCCTTGAAGCTCCTATCACCGTCTGAGCGGGGCGTTTGTTAGAAGCTGCACCAGTATTAAACTTAGAG